TCTGTGATGTATGCTGACAAATAGTTCAGCGTCTATTTCAACACTGTGTCCAGCTCCATTCATTCCTATTGATAAAATTCTCTCAATTGGGTCATGCAATATATTAACTAATCCATAAGTAATTTTCTTATACTTAATACCATTTTCATAATTTAAATGTAAATAATAGGGCCATGGCGTACTAGTCCTTGGCAAAATAGTTATTATTCTACGTGATTGATCCTTATCTAATTCTTTCTGAGTGATATCAAAAGTTAACAAATTACTATTATTATCTATAACACTAATTGTATCTCCCTTATAGTCCCACAACCTATGGCTGTAGGTTCCACCACCACTAACTACATAATAAACTACATCATTCACTATTGCATATTGATGACCATTGAGCTTATCGACTCCTGTGACTGTTTTCGGTGAAAACGTGTAAATCAAAATTGGCTTAAATTTTCTAAGATATTCGTTCATATCAGCATAGTAATCTACGTCGGTAAATATGAAACAAGTATTATCACACACTATGTCCTCTCGGTGAGGTATTGCTAAATCTTTCGGCCAGAAATAGTTTCTAACACCGGCTGTGCCCAACTTATGATCTGATGCGGAGTAGGACACCACGAATGGTGTATATCCAGCTCTACGCGCTAAATTTGTTAAAGCACTATTAACACTCGTCCTAAGTGCTGCGGCCATTTGATGTGTATGATTTTTGGACTGTCTCAAGAGCTCTATTCTGGTGAGATCATGGTCAAACAATCTTCGCAAATCGTCTGTTCTTTGTATATGCCGCTCTATCAGTGAGCTGAGAGCTGTGCGATTGTATAAATGTCTCATGCCTGGTATATACGAAAGAACCTGTCGTCCGATTATCTCAACGACGCCGAAACTTTTTGTGAAAATTGAGCCATGTAGTCTCAACCGTCTCTTGGTGATCTTCTTGTTTTCTTGAATATCATTTAAAAGAAAATATGTTTCCAAAGTGTTTTTAATTACGAAATTGATTAGTAAACCACAATACAACTTGAAACCTCCATAGGGTAGATCATAGTGAGGAGTATTATCCGTGATTTCTTTAATCTGCAATTTGCTTAATTTCGTCATTTTAAAATCTTTTGATGATTCTTCTTCTGGGTGCCTGTCTTAATTTCTG